TTTGGTTAAGAGTCTCTGATGGTCCATTTACAAAAAAGTTAATTGTTCCAATCTGATTGATCACATTAACCCCCACGTTGGATGCCAATCCACCACCAATTCTATATTGAACAAACAAAGTGGTATTTGGTTTTACGGTAGTACCCAATCCAATATTGTTTTGGTAGTCCTGAATTCTTAAAGGAACTCCTGTTCTAGAAAACTGAGCCAATTGTTGTTCAGGAGTTGTAGTTCCATTACCGAAGGTTAGTTTTAAGAAACCTTCAGGTGTAAATTCTGTTATAAATCTTGTATCTGTCTCGATGTATCTTCCAACTTTGATACCGGCTCTGTCACTTGGTTTTGTTGGATCTTCTACAAATATGGTATTTTCAGCTAACGCATCCACTTCATACCATCTATTCAATGGATTAAGAAACTCCTGATATGTTGGTGTAGTCTGGTATGTTGTTCCGTCTTTTTGGATAATAGCACTTACCGACAACACGTTTCTGTCGGGTAGGAAAAATTCGTAGAATGGTGTTACGTCTGACGGGTTAATAACCTTTTTGAATATTTTGGTGACACCGTTAACAACCACTTCTCTTTTGGTTATAGTGTAGTTAATTAGTCTGTTGTTGGAATCAAAATTTGGAATCTTTGTTTGGTTTGGAAATCCCTGATTGTTGTATTGTGATGAGAAGTCAATATCATATACATTCTCAAATACTTGACCTGCACCAAGAAATTGTGAACCTGATCTCAAGATCCCCAAATAACGTGTGTCTTCTTTGTCACCGAAGGCAGGAACTGTAATTGATAAGTCAACCAAAGCAACTGATGGTCTGTTACCAGGTATTTTCAGTCCGTAAGTCCTTGCGATATTATAGATTGATGATCTTTGTTGTGCATATTGAAGGACAGTCTCTTGAATACTTCTGTCAATATGGTAGTGTAGGTTGTCACCGATAGCGGCATTTAAATCCAAAAATACTGAATACACAGACGCATCATTGAAGTTATCAATAGTGTCTGGATAGTATTGTTGAGTATAGTTGATAAGATCCTGACGTAATCCTTCAAAGTCTCTTTCAGTATAGGAAATTCTTCTGTTTGCCATTTGGTATTAAATATTTATAATTACGAAATCTCGTTGTCCGAAAGCAATATCGTCTGCTGTGAAATCTATTCTTATTTTTGCAGTATATTCTTCAGTCCCTCTACCAGGTACTCTGTAAACACCCCCCACACCTAAATTAGTGACGTTTAGATCTCCGATCAATTCAGATTCGTCAGTGTATGGTGTAATTGAAATATTGTTTATAGTAAGGTTAGGAATAAATTCCCCGACCGCGTCTTTAATATCTGATTTAATAGCTTCGAAAGAAGGTCCATCCAATGGTTCAAAAATAAACTCGTACAATCTTGTACCAAATGTAGGTAGATAATATCTACTACCTCTTCTTGTTAACAATAGATGAAGAAGATTACTTCTAATCTCTTCCTCAGTTGTTACGGATAAAGAAAGGTAATCCCCAACAGGACTATCTCTGAATGGAAAATTAATACCGTATGTTTGACCGTCTGCCATATTTCATAAATATATTCCTGATATTTTTTTTTGAAATAAAAAAACCCGACAAGTTTTGTCGAGTTTCTTTAAATCTACTATTTCAAATATTATGCTTCACAAGAAGTGCAAACCAAATCATTTAGATTGAGTTTTTTTCTCGCAAATGCCTGTGCTGAGTTCATTGAGTGTTGGTAGTATAATGTTTTGACTCCCAACTGCCAAGCGTCCATAAGAAGTTTGTTAACATCTTTGGTTGGCATATCAGGTGAAATCATTAAGTTCAATGATTGTGATTGGTCAATGAAATCCTGTCTAACCGCAGCTTGGTTGATAATTGTTGATTGATTAATTTCCGCAAAAGTTCTGAATACATCTTTTTCTTCTTGTGTCAAGAAATCTAAGTGTTGAACCGAACCATCGTGTTGTTTAATACTATCCCAAGTCGCTTTGGTATCCTTTTTCATAGATGCCAACAACTTTTGAAGTACTCGGTTCTTAATGGTAACTTTCAATTTAGCCACGTCCTTAACATAAGCGTTAGACCAAATTGGTTCAATTGACTGAGAAACCTGACCTAAGATAAATGCTGAAGATGTTGTCGGCGCAATCGCATTCAAAGTAACGTTTCTTCTCCCGTATCCTATCAAATGTTCGGGTTCTCCAAACATTTTAGCCAAAGTAGCAGAAGCCTCATATGACTTTTCTTTTATTAGTTTAAAAACTTCTACATTCAATCTAGCACTGTCCTTACTATCAAACGGAAGTCCCTTAGACTGAAGAAGTGAGTGCCATCCCAATACCCCCAAACCGAGTGCTCTTTGTCTTTTAGCAAAATTGTATGCCTTTTCAAGGTAGAAGAATGCTCTTTGTCCCTCAATAGTCCCATTATTTCTAATGTCATCAATTTTGCTGATGAACTCTGTTACAACGACATCAAGAAAGTAAACCATCAACTCAATCGCGTCTGTGTCCTTCCACTCATCATAGTGAAGTAAATTCATAGATGACAACACACATACAAAAGATTCCTCTTCTGAGTTGTGAAGTGCAATCTCGGAACACAAGTTAGAGTTATAAATTTTCATTTCTTTGTCCTTATAAACCTCGGGAGCGTTTTTGTTCATCGTATCGGTGAACATAATGTATGGATAACCAATCTCACCTCTTCGTTGAATGATCTTAGCCCAAATAGCTCTTTTCTGTTTGTCACCGGCAATCATATCATTCATAAACTCATCGGTAACAGTAACTGCGTGAGTCAAATCTTGAATTGGAAATCCTTCTGTTCCGATTTCCAAGAACTCCATAATATCGGGATGTTCTACTGGTAGGTACGGTGAAAAACGACCTCTACGGGTAGCTCCTTGTGAAATGTTATCAACTACACTTTGAAATAGGTTCATAAAGTGAACTGATCCTGGTGCTTGTCCATTGTCGGTGATTTGTGCACCTCTACCACGAATGTTTCCGAAATATCCTGAGGTACCTCCGCCCATTTTACTCATTTCACCAACTTCGGCCTGAGTGTAAAGAATAGACTCAATATTATCTCCGATGTTTGATCCAAAACAACTGACCGGTAGACCTCTTTTTTTACCGAAGTTAGCCCATACAGGTGAAGATAAGGAATACCAACCTTTCCCCATATACTCATAAAACTTATCGGCGAAACCCTTCATACCCAAAAGTTCTTCAGCGTGTTTTGCTATCGTCATAATTCTTTCTAAAGGTTCTTCACCCTCACTCAAATATCCTCTACGAAGAAAAGTAATAGACTCTTCGTTAATCCAATCAAAAGGTTTTCTATCTTCCATATCTATAAATTAAAATAAATCATTCATTGTTATCGATTTCGATTTCTTACTGTAATTGATACTTCTCTTATTAAAGAAATCGGTGTGTTTCGTGGTTAAAATTTCATCATCAAACCATTCAGTTGTTTCCAACAAAGGTTGATTGATTTCAAATATACTATCAATTCCAATAGAATTCAAGGAGGTATTAAATCTATGTTTGATAAATTCCATTGTTTGTGCCTTTGTTAGGAAAGAAAGATCTCCATTTTCGAAAATCCAATCAACAATTTCAGATTCCGCTTCGTAAGCATCTTTTGTCGCATCAATCAGATCTTCAATTAATTCTTCATTCCACCAAGTTGGATTTTCTTCCTTGATTAAATTAACCAAGTCGAATCCAAAACCTGCGTGAATATTTTCTTCTTTAGATGTCGCCTCAACCGCATTACTTATACCTTTCAAAACATTTTTATGTTTGTTGAATGACATAATAACTAAAAACTGAGAAAATAGTGATACATTCTCGACAAACATCGAGAACAATACTACAGATTCAAAATAATCTTGATTTTCAACAGATTTAGAATTGTGAATTGTTTTTTCCAAGTATTTGATTCTTCTGCGAATTGCTGGTACTTCAAGAATATTTTCGAATTCCTTATTCAAACCAAGAAGTTGGATCAAGTGTGAGTACGCATCCGCGTGTCTTACTTCTGATTCTGCAAAGGTAGCCCCGACATTCCCGATTTCAGGTTTTGGTAGTTTCTTGAATATGTCTCCCCAAAAAGATTTTACCGCTATTTCAATTTGTGAAATCGCCAACATTGCTCTTTGTACCGCACTTTGTTCTTTTTCAGAAAGGTGAACTTTAAAGTCCTGAATATCGGAAGTAAAATTAAACTCCGTGTGAACCCAATATGAGTGTCTTATAGCATCAACATATTCAACTAATTGAGGGTATTCGTAGGGTTTTAAATTAGTCCTTTTTTGAAAAATATTGGGTTTGTGTCTTGATCTATAAATGATATATTCCTTGGCAACGTCATTTAAACCATTGTCCATAAGTTTGTTCTCCACCATATCGTGAACTTCGTCCACGTGAGGAACTCTATCCTTATCACCTTTGAAAAGACTTCTTTTTGCAATTCTTGCAATTTTTTCAGCCATTTCTAAGTCAACCTTTCCGACTGACGCCATAGCTTTAGTAACCGCATTTTTTATTTTTTCAGATTCAAAGAAGACTTTTTCACCGCTTCTTTTGATCACATATCGGTGATCTTTTAGTGCCATACTAAAAATGTTGTTATTCATAGTTTTTATTTATTTTAATTAAGTTGTTTGTTGTTTTCTTCTCTCCAACAGTTCTTTGATACGTAGTTTGTTT